CGGGTCTTTAGGACACGATTAAATAGTGAGTTGTCTTGTTGTTCGCTATTTTGCTTATAAGGCTCAATTACTTCTGTAAGGGTGTATCTTTGGTTTGTTTGCGTACTTGCTTGTTCTTGTCTTTGGTTATGTACGTTCTTTTTTTTTGAAGTTCGGCTTCTTTAGTAAGTTCTTCTTTATAAAAAATTCGATTTCTAGTATTTGGAATTTCTTTTTCGACTTCGGCGGCTTGATTAGCGGCTTCAACCCATTCATTCCATTTATCTAGATTAGTTTCTGGATCGTCCATTGCTTCTTTAATTTGTTCACTTATTGAAGGTGATTCGTCCAAAGATTCGTTTTTTTTTGATTCCTGTATTACTTCTGCTTCTTCAGTTTCAGCCACAGTTGGATCAGTTTCATCCTGTCCTTGAACGCCTTTTTCATCTTGTGGCGCACTAGGTGTTTCAGTTCCTTCTTCTGTGTTTTCTGAATCTTCTGGTTCTGGTTCTGGATCGCTACTTGGTTCTGGATCCGGATCGGACTTTGGGGGCAAACTACCGCCTTTGTCTTCACGGTACCAATTGAATGTGTACTGTGATGCAATTAGAAGCAATACTGCTAGTGGGTCGAATACAAATATAATAACAATAATAACCCAACGAACTGCTTCTTCTAATAAATTGTTATCTGCATTTTCACCGTAGATAAATTCTGCGATATATTTGATAGGACCTACTTCTGCTTCTAGTTTACGATATTCTTTTTCGTAGCCAAACTTTTCTTCTCGAACGTCATCTATGTTCTTTTGTTCAGTTTCAATAAACCCTTCAAGTTCAGTAATACGTCCTTCGATATCCTGTGTCTTATTATTTGCTTGGTTACGTAAATCGTTAATACGTTTGTTAATTGAAGCAATGTCTGTGGCATACTTGGCATCAATCTTAGCAAGGTCTTCATCTAACTTGGTGTTGATTTTTAATATCTCTGCTTGTGCTCTTGAAGCAACACTTAGTTCATTGTCCTTGGCTTTCTTAACTGCATCTTCGTATGCTTTAGTTCCGCCTAGGGATCCTTCAAACTTTTTCTCAGCCGCGGCAATTTCTGCATCACGTCTGTCCTGTGCTTGAGTAATACGTAATTGTTGTTGCTCTACTTCAAACTTAGCATCTGCTCTAAAGGCATCCTTCTCGCTCTTGATACGAGTATAAATTTTGTCTAGATTGTCCTGTTCGCTTGTAATTAGACTATCAACACGAACATCTTCGCCTTTCAACAAGCGATCAAGTTCTCCACGCCAGCGATCTATCTTGGCTTGACTTCGTGTTTCTTTGCCGTCGAGTGTATCAATAAGAGCAACTTGCTCTGTACTCATTGATGTTTGTTCAATATGTGCTTTAGATAAGAATCCAAATATACCCATGCTTGTAATAAACATTAATACTAATACTGCAACGGATAGGTAACCTTTCATCCACCAAACAGCACGACTCCAATACCTGTGTAGCCAAACTGCTGTTACAAGTTTACCAACTTCAAGTACACCGCCCATAATCATAATTGGAATTGCCGCCGCGGCGAAAATAGCCACTAGTCCTGCAACTGAGTAGTAAATAGCAACTGCACTGATACACAATGCTGTTATAAATGTAATGATTCCAAAAAACATATTGTCTCCTAACTTAGTATTTATAGTAGTTCTACTAGGTAGAAAACTATTACTATTATCTTCTTAGGAAAGTCCATGCAGTCGAACCGTTACGACAGGCAGTTTCCTTAAAGTCTCTTAGTTTATTTTTGTAATTTATCTGTGAAAAAAGTACTCTACAGTAACCACTACCTTGTGGGTAACTCATAACAATAGATACTTTACCACTACTATTAGTTTCGTTACTATACCATTCAATAACTTCGCCTTCTTGACTGTTATCTAATGCATAGAATACTGCTTGTTCTTGCTTAACTTGATCTTCGTATGGAAGTTTATACATCTCCCATTTAAAAAAGTTAGTTACAACATTAACATAACTTTTATTAGGTTGATAAGAGTTATTAGCACTACTGTTCACACTATTACTAATGTAAGTATCTTTAGATGTACCAGCACATCCTGCTAGTACACTAATTAAAATGCTTACGATTAACAATCTCCCAACCACCGTGACCTCCATTCTTATCTAATTTTTTACAGATAAATCCTCGTTTATATTCTTTACCTACATAGTAATAATATTCACGACATGAATCTGCAATCCCGGACTTAACAATTTTCATGTTGTTAAGATTTGGTTTATCTGAACAAGTAACCACAGTTTCGCTTGAAACTTCTGTATTGTTTTTCTTTACAATCTTTTGATCTGTATAACAATACTGCGATTGGTCGACAGTTTGAACTTTTGGATTAGTTGCACTACAGGCTCCTAGAATGAGAGCAGTAGACAGTAATACAAGAAGTCTCATATTACTGTACCTGATTCTGTTGTTTTGCTTCGCTAATCAATGCGTCAAATGTTTCTTTAGGCATTTTTAACTTAACAAAAGTATAATGCTTTCCACCTAAAGTAAAATGACCCGACTCTCTTTGTAAATGTTCTCTAATGACTGTGTCTTTAACAACATAAGAAATCATAGTGTCAGTTGACTTAACGTCATTCTTAAACCCAATTTCAGTTTTAGAGTTTACTTTACTATTGATACGTTTTGCAAAATTATTCATTGCAATCGCATACATTTGCTCTTCAGCCGCCTGTGCGTAGATACTCTCACCGGCACCACAAGCATATGCATAGTCTTTTTCCCACCAGAACCAACCTTCGGTACCTGATTCTTTGCATGAGTTATACCACTTAGGCTGTGCATAAGTGTCTCGCTCTGCGATAGTTGTCATTGAACTACAAGCCCCTAGCAAACTTACTAGAGCACCTGTTGCTACAATTTTTAATACGCCTTTCATATTATAAAGCCTCCTTTAGCCTATTCATTTTATATAGTATATACGATTTAAAATTAAAAGTCAAGCATTAATTTGCCAAAATTATCCACGTCGCATTGTAGCAATTTCGGTTGCTTGTTTTTGTCCGTTCTTGTCATCATCGTCAGCAAAGATTGGAACCATATTTGATTTATGCATAGTAGCAATACCTACAAGTCTACGTTCGCCTGTATATTGCATAGGTTCTTTTTTGGTACACGGCTCAAACCCATCTTTAGAAACATAACTTGGAATATTTTCTGTTTCTCTAACATAAGGTCCACTATGATGCCACGGAGTGCTAACAACGGATTCAGTTCTAGGTTTCAATTGCCCGTGAATATACTTTACATACTCATCAAAGGTCATCATATGATTCTTCAAACCCAATCGTTTCATTTCTTTATTATGAATTCGATGTTGTTCTTGCCATTTGGCAATTTTAGCCTTTGTAGGTTTAGACTTTCTTACTCTAGTATTAAGAGTTGTAAGTCCTTGTGCTAAATGCATAGTCATAATAATGTTGCCTCTATGTTACTTTAATTACTTTATTGTACTATTAATAGTACAAGAAGTCAAGAGTTTTTGGAGAAATTAATTTGGATTTGTTTATGATAAATTGTCTTTGGCTATATCATACCAATATTGGCCACTATCTCGCAGGCTTTCGTTTGCTCTACGTAGTTTTTCCAATGTCTTTACAATTTGCTTGTGTCTAAACTGGGTGTAGGTTCTGTTTGTTTCTAGGTGTTTTTCTAATTTAGTAATAACGCTGTCAATGTCCGGACAAGTTATATCAGGAACTTTAGGTGCTTTCTTTTTCCACCTCTGCCAGGACGTGAGTCGCTTACGCTTCATAATGTTATTTAAGCGATATAGTCAAATATAGGCCCCGAAGGGCCTATATAATTGATTGAATTAGAACTTGTATCTAATGCTTGCTAACACCTGCTGTGTTTCAGCGTATGCCGCACCAGTGAATACATTCGTTCCACTCTTATCGTGGAAGTATAGTCCCATTTCCAAACCATCCTGTTTGTCAGGACGCCTTGTTTCATCATAGTTTTGGTAGATATTATGGACAATACCGTAGTAGTTTCCATCGTATCCTAGATCATCGTTTTCAGTTCTGTGTGCTGTAACGTATGTTGATTGTGTTACATTATACATCACACCATAGTCTAGTCGATCATCTTTTGTGTATGTGCCTGTGTTACCATCGTCCCACAGTTCAACACCCCATAACATTGGAACACCAAATCTGTGTAGGCTTCCACCTACTGCATAACCTTCTTGATCCTTTGTACCTGCATCTTCAACGCCGTCGATACGCATATAGGATACATCTGCAAGTCCCATTAGGTTAATAGTACCAGTGTAGTAACCCACGTTACCATCATTGTCCCAACCTAGTGCAACACCCCACGGCTTGTCTCTTTTAATTCTATATGAATCAAAGTCAAACTCGTTGTCATATTCCCAACCACCAAATGTGATTACAGTCTTTTCTCTGTGATCAATTCTGTAGTTTGTTTCAGTAAAGATAAGTGGTGCTGAAATCTTAGGAGTCTTTGCGAAACCCATTCTCTGTGCATCTGTTTCACCAAAGTAGATTCTTGCCGTGTCATTACCAACACCAATTTGCTTTTCCTGCACGGTGTTGTTTAGTGACGTATCAAGTGAGTAGTGTGTGTCGTAAACCATTGACGCACCTGCCCAATTAATGTTTAGTGAATTCTCTGGTAAGTCTGTTTCAATACCTAACTGTAATTCACCGCGTGAATCCCAACCCGAGTCATAAGTCTTGTCATCGTAGTATCCTTCCACTTCACCGTTTACAAAGAAGCCAGTAGGCAAGTTAGGAACGTTCTTCTCTAACTTCGCAACTCTGTCTTCTAGTGTTTCTGCCTTAGCCGGAGCCGTAAATAAGACTGCCGCAAACGCAATCATTACTAACCCCAAAATGCCTAAAGCAATTTTATTATGATTTATTTTCATTATTTTTATATTTCCTTTTTCTTATTCGAATAAAAAAGACACACCTGTAACGGTAATGTCTTCTTTAATAGTTATGCACCCAATGAGTGCAGGTATGATAAAAGTGGTGCCGACGGAGAGAATCGAACTCCCAATCTACTGATTACAAATCAGTTGCCTTACCATTCGGCCACGTCGGCAATGTAGTATTTAATATAAAATTTGGAGCGGGTAAGGAGAATCGAACTCCTAGCATCAGATTGGAAATCTGAGGTATTACCATTATACGATACCCGCAATTTGGCATAGGTGGAGGGATTCGAACCCCCTAGCATCTCTGCTCTAGTTTTGGAGACTAGTGTGACACTCCAACTTCACCGCACCTACATAAATTACTTGTTAAATCTTAAACTGTATTGTCTTCCATTGTGTGTAAACGTAACTGTTGAATGCGAATAAACCTCTTGATATTCTTCGTTATATCTAGTTTCAATATTACACTGTGTTCTAGTTCCGCCAGTTGCTTTACTGTTGTTATGTCCAAGAAAGCCACCTAGTAATGCTCCAACTGCTCCACCGTTTTCTACATTCTTAGTTACATTGTTACCAATAACTCCGCCAATGATTGCACCAGTTAGCATATCACCCGAACGGTCACCAGGTATGTGTACATCTCGACATACTTCTACACGATAAGGGTCTTTCTTAATAACTTTTTTGTAATGATCTTGGACCACTTCAGCATTTGCTACACCAGATAACCCTAGTAAAAAGCCTACACCAATAGCGATGGCGATAGTATGAAAATAAACTTCTTTGTACTGCATTTGATATTTCCTTGCTCGATGAGCACTAAACGTTAAGGTGCAACTTTTCTGTTGCCAGGTAAGTTGCCAACCCCGTAGCCTAACTAATTAGGCCGCAAGAGCAAAGTTTTCGTTTGCGTCTATAGATTTGCTTGATTTACGGTCATCGCCTACCGGTAACTCCACTGCGCCTATGCCGTGTATCGATCCTGTTTCACCCCCATCATAACTACATGAAAATTGTCTGTGTTAATCTCTCCATGTAGTTATGGTGGAGGTGGGCGGTACTGCCCCGCCGTCTACTCCGTCGTCAACGTGCTTCAACGTTACAAGTATATTTATAACACCTTTATACGGTGATGTCAACCTCTTTTTTTGTTTTTTCTTTGGATTTTGATTGCCTAATTGGTTCTAACCAACTGTCTGCAATGTAGGCTTGTGGACTTGGTCCAAATAGAATAGACAAATCGTCTGCTTCTATCCACCAGTAGTGATCTGTAATTACACAAGTGCAGGGCATTCCCCTAAACTGGAATTGCTCGTTCTGTTCAAATCGTCCGATGTACTCTTTTACCTTTACAATACGTCCGATGTTTTCTGGTCTTAGTGAAAATTTAATTTGGGCAAGGTCGCCCTGGTTGCACTTCATTATGATCTTTTAAGACTGCCTGCTACTTTTTTACCTCTGAAATCATTTTCTTCGTAGGTTAATGCCATGCCTTCAGTGATTTCATTTTCTGGAATACCTGCGTTTTTAAACTCGCTGATATGTACAAATATATCAGGCTGAGACCCTTCAGGATCAGGTGTAATAAACCCAAAGCCTTTAACAGGATTATACCATTTTAATTTTCCGTTACTCATATTCTTATTAATACCCTCTTCGAAGTTATTTATAACTTTTCAGCAATGAATATGGGGATAGCATAATTAAATATGCTATCCCACATTCTATATTGTATTATAGAGAGTTTTTCTTCTCTTGGATTTCCTTACGTCTTTCTTTTGTAAGTTTACCCATTTCGCCTAATGCTTTTCTAGCACGAGCGGCCGCGGCTTTTACACCTTTAGTTTCAAATGCTTCTGATTCCTTTAAGTAGTCCTCAAATGCTTGTTTGATTGCGTCATGATTTGTTGACATATCGTTCTCCTGTGATCAATTTATAAATTGTGCTCCAAAACTTAGCAGTTGGAATTTCATTAGTATAAACATCTTTGTTATACTCATGCTCGACAATAATAGATTTCAATCCTAGGTTTTTACCTACGATCGCATTTTCTACTTTATCTTCAATCCACCAGGCCCCTGAACCTTCATACTCTTTTAGTGCTTCGGTTTTATCAGCACCAGTAGGTAGGAAGGTGATTTTAGAAATAGTGCCTTCTCCAAACGTTTCATCAAGGTTCATTTTACGTAACGCTTGTGCAGGCTTGTCTATATGCAAAGACGTAATTGCTTCAAAGGTATAGCCTTGTCCTTTTAAAGCCTTTACTACTTCTACACTATCTCTTAGAGGATCTAGGAAGGCAATCCAAGCCGAACGATTAAAGTATTCAATTAAGAATTTACCCTTTTCCTCCGTAATCGGTTGTCCGTCTAAACCCTGGAACCACTCATGAACTTTATACTTTGTGGTATCCTTTTCTATCACTCTTTCAAGTGCAAGAAACTGTGTGAAACCGTTCTTCCAATCAAGAACAACTCCATCAATATCAATTAGAATTAATTTGCTGTCTGACATTAAATTTTAATCCCTGTTGTTGCTTCTGTATATTTTGATGCCATATCCTTTTGTGTTTGTGTAAAACACAATATACTAGTCTTTGGCATAGTAATATCTGCATCAGGATCGCCAGTCATCATAAATGCTCCTAAAACCATTCCTTGTGGACTTTGTAATAAACTTAATGGTTTGTGTAACACATAACTATCATCGTGTATTTTTTGAATCCTAGCAATACATTCTTCACCAGTTACTAATTTTACTGATACTGTATCGCCTTCTTTAATTGGTGATGTAATTTTTAACATATATTATTGACCGTGTCCTGTTCCGTTAAATCCTGTTTCTTCTACATATTTGGCTAACTCGTTGTAGCCTCCTATATACTTACCGTTCAGGATAATTTGTGGGACTGATCTTGGTTGTGGTAAACCATTTGCTTTAAATTCTTCTGTAAGTTGTTGTACTGAAATATCTGAACCAACTTGAATTGATTCAAATTCAATGTTTAATGTTTTTAACAAGTGCTTTGCTTTATCGCAAAATGAACACATTGGTTTTGAATATACTACTGTTCTGCTCATAATTTAAATCCTTTGAATGTGTCTTTTTCTACGTCTTGTTTGACACCGCCGATAATGTAAGACTCAACTTCAGTCTCTTGCGGTGCAACCTGCAAGCCTGCTGAACTTAACCAATGCTGTGTCCAAGGTAGTGGGTTAGTATTAAGTGGACGATCATACAATGTCTTTAATCCAAGTGCTTTCAATCTCTTGTTAGCAATGAATTCTACATAAGCGTGTAATAAGTTTTCATTCAATCCAATGATTGAACCATCTTTAAACAAGTAATCTGCCCAACGCTTTTCTTCATCAACACAGTCACGCCACATTTGATAAACTTCTTCTTCACACTCTTTTGCAATCTTAACAAAGTCTGGATCATCGTTTCCTTTTGCCCAGTGCTTGAGAATGTGTGTACTCAAGTTTAAGTGTGTTGCTTCGTCACGTGCAATTAATGAAATAATCTTTGCTGAACCTTCCATAAGTTTAAGTTCACCAAACGCAAACGTACAAGCAAAGGATACATAGAAACGTAAACCTTCTAAAATGTTTACAGTCATCATTGCTTTGTACAACGACTTCTTAACATCATAGATAGTGCCTTTACCATTATGGAAATAGTCGTCAGCAACTCTATTAAATTCGTCATAGTGTTTAGTAACACTTTCTGCACGTTCAATAATTTTTTCGTCATCTAGGATAGTATCAAAAACATCACTAGGGTTTGCATAAACGTTTTTAACAATATGCGTATATGAACGACTGTGGATAGTTTCAAAGAAGTCCCAAGCAACAATACAACTTTCAAGTTCAGGTAATGAACAGTAAGGCAAAAATGCCAAACATGGGCCTCGACCTTGTACACTATCTAGTAGTGTTTGATACTTTAAGTTACTTGTAAAGATATGCTTCTGCTCTGGACGGAAGTCTGCATAGTCTCCTCGATCTTTTTGAAGACTAACTTCTTCCGGTCGCCAAAAATAACCTAACATGGTTTGGTTAAGTTTATCAAACTCTGGAAACTTGAATGTATCGTATCGTTGTGTGTTTTGATCTTCACCAAAAAACATATTCTGCTTTGTGAAGTCTACTTTGTTTTTATTAAAAACTGTCTTTGCCATTATCAATCGGTCCCTATTATGTACTATTCTTATAACAATACACTCGTTGTTTCACTTTGTCAAGTGTTAAATTGCACAACTATCACAAAGTTCTTCATCTGTGCTAGTTGTTGGTTGTTCTACTTCAATTGGATTTGATGATTCTTCTTTAGGCTCATCGTCTTCCATTCCTTTAAAATCATATGTATTCTGATAGTAACTTGTCTTCCAACCATATTTGTATGTGTTTAATAAATCCTTAAACATAACACTCATTGGTACTTCGTTATTTTCAAACTGCGTTGGATTGTATGACCAGTTACCACTAATGGCTTGATCAAAAAACTTTTGCATTACCGCAACAACGTTGATGTAACCTTCGTTGCTAGGCATATCCCAAAGCAGTGTATAATGGTTCTTCAGTGTAGTATACTGCGGAACAATCTGCTTAAGAGGCCCTTTCTTGGACTTTTTAATGGACAAGTATGCTCTAGGTGGTTCAATTCCGTTTGTTGCATTTGACACAATGGAACTGCTCTCCGAAGGCATCTGTGCGGACAACGTTGAGTGGCGTAACCCGTGTTCCTTAATATCATTTCGTAGAGATTCCCAATCATAATGTAATTTAAACTTTCCTAACTCGTCAACGTCTTTCTTGTATGTATCAATTGGTAAAAGTCCGTCTGCGTATTTAGTACGTTCAAAATACTCGCACTTACCTTTTTCTTGTGCAAGTTCATTTGATGCTACTAACAAATAATATTGAAACGCTTCTGATAGTTCATGTACAAGTTTCCATGCTTGTTTGTCGCCATACTTAAATCCGTTACGGGCAAGATAGTGTGCAAGGCCAATGTAACCAACTCCTAGTGAGCGTCTTGCTTTAGTTGATATCTCAGCCGCCTTTACAGGATACTTCTGATAATCAATAATTTCATCTAATGCTCTTACTGCTAAATCGCATAGTTCTTCTAAATCGTCTAAGTCTTTTAGTAGTCCTACATTAATTGCTGACAAAATACAAAGTGCAATTTCACTTTCTTCGTCATCAATATGTTGTAGTGGCTTAGTTGGTAATGTAATTTCTTGACACAAATTGCTCATGTAAACTGTGTCTTTAAATGAACTATGTGTGTTAGCATGATCAACGTTCATAATATAGATACGTCCTGTTTCAGCACGTTCTTTTAATAAGTCACCAAACAAGTCCATTGCTTTAACAGTTTTCTTTCTAAGTGTTGTACTCTTTTCATATTTCTTATACAACTTTTCAAATTCTTCTTGGTCACTGTAAAATGCTTCATATAGATCTTCTACATCATGTGGCGAGAAAAGAGTGATATCTCCGTTAGACAAAAGTCTTTCATACATTAGTTTATTAAGTTGAATTGAATAATCTAGTTTGCGTACACGATTATCTTCAGTACCTTTATTGTTCTTTAGTACTAAGATATCTTCAATCTCATAATGCCATAATGGAAAATGGACAGTAGCACTACCACCACGTACACCGTTCTGTGTACAACAACGTACTGTGCTTTCGAATTTCTTTAGAAAAGGAACCACTCCTGTATGTGCTACTTCTCCGCCTCTAATTTTTGAGTTGATCGCTCGTATTCTTCCTGCGTTAATTCCGATTCCTGCTCTCTGGGCAGTATAACGTCCGATAGCCATATCAGAACTAAAAATGGAATTGAGAGTATCGTCACTGTCAACAAGAACACAACTAGCAAACTGACGAATAGGAGTTCGTACGCCAGCCATAACGGGTGTGGGGATGTTGATTTTAAAAAGTGAGGTCGCATCGTAGTATCTCCTTACATATTGCATTCTAACTTCACTAGGATAGTTTGCAAATAGTGTTGCCGCAATCATCATGTACATATGCTGAGGAGTTTCAAACAGTTGACCTGTTGATCTATCTTGACATAGGTACTTGTCTACAATTTGTCTCAATCCTGCATAGGTAAAGTTTTCATCACGGTTACGTTTAATATAATTGTCTAATACATCGAGTTCTTCTTCGCTGTAGTTTTTAAGGATTTCAGAATCATATACGCCTCGTTCAATATTAATCTTAATCATGTCATTAAGGGTTTTACCTTTGAACTCACCATATACATCTTTATATGTTGCATACAATAACAATCGTGCCGCAACAAATTGATAGTTGGGGTTATCTAGTGTAATCAAATCATTTGCTGACTTGACCATAATATCTTGAATTTCTTTTGAGGTCATACCATCATAAAATTGAATGTGTGATGACATTTCAACTTGTGATGCACTAACTCCTGCTAATCCTTCACAAGCAAATTCTACTACTTTGTGGATTTTATTAACGTCTAATGGTTCGCTTGTTCCATCACGTTTAACAATATTAATTCCTGTTCCGTTCGACATGATTCTTGACTTCCTTCTTTAATTTCTTGTTTAATATTTAGTGGGTGTCTGACATAGGATACACCTTTTGTGATATCCATGATGCCGGAACATCCGTTCTATTAAAAACTTTACCTAACATTGGATTGATGACTTCTTCATCCACTGCCAAAAGCATAAAGGTTTCTTTAGTTTTGTTATCCGTACTAATATGTATCTCGAACTGACTCTTAGAAAACCTTTCAGTTAATTGTAAAGTATAACATATTCCGCAAATAATGCAAGTATCTGTATAACCATTTTTGTAAATTAATTGCCAAGGACCTGGCCAAGTCTTCTGATCCCACATATCTACACTCTTGTCGTGTATTCTTGGTGCTAGGGAATATGCACGGAGGACCTCTTCGAAAGGAGTATCACTGTATTGTAATTTTTCTCTTAGAGATCGCCAATGTCGTAATCGTTCTTCAAATACTTCTGAAAACATTTATTATATCTAACTTTTAATTTTGACTTTGTATGTGAAGTTTGCATCTTCACTATTAACTGTATTCTTCATTTTGATACCAACTGTATCGTAAATTGTATCGCCGTTTACATCTAATAGTTGACCTTTTAATTCTAAAGTGTCTTTAAACCCGTCTTCACCATTGTAATCATAAGTGTCAGTATATGTAACCGTGTTAGTTGATTTGTTAACAATAACTTCTAAAGTACCTTGACGCATTGCATCTACTTGATTACTCTTGTATTGATAGTCAATTAAGTATGTTCTTGTAAAGTCACCTGGTAGTTTAAAGATAGTCTCAAATGCGTTTTGTTGATTAGTATTAAGTGTTGTACTTGTTAAGTATGATGAGTAGATAGGTCCTTCTATTTCTGAAATATAAGGAATAGTATCAAACGCAACATCTAATGATAAGTCTTTAGTTCTACTAAACCAATCATTAGTTGATGTGTTACCAGCAACAAAACTTTTAATAATTGAATATGCCGCCGCTGAACTTGTACCACCATTGTTACCTATATTAATAAATTTATTATTTAAACTTACATTGTAAGATCCAGTTTCCCAAATAATTGCATTCTTGTCAATATTTCTAAATATTGAATTTTCAAATGTATTTTGTTCTGGACCAGTTTGTTGTCCTTGAGAACCAACATTAGTATTCGCACCAAAGTGTACACCATAAGCCATGTCAGTAAATAAACATTTACTAAATGTATTTTCGTAAACATCATAGTCTGAAGTAATACCGTATCCCCATCCTTGGAACTCTACATGATCAAAAACATTATCAAAACACCCAACAACAGAACTAAAGTTAGTCATTGTTACTGCAATATGATTGTTACTTGGAGTAATACCTGTTGTCCATGTGCTTTTAATAATTAAATCTTTAAAAATACTATCTTTACAATCTACTAGTTTTAATCCATTAGAATTAATAGTTGTTGATTCTAATGTTATGCCTTCAATTGTAATACGTCTTGCTTGATTAAGTGAAGTAGTAGAACTATTGTCAGCATATGAACCCGGAGTTGAAGTTCCGTTTACAGTTTCAATAATAGGATTGTCTGATGTTTGTTTAATAATTGTTTTATCAGCACCTGCTCCAATAATAGAAGCATGAGGGGGAATTTTTAATGAGTTTGAAATAACATATGTTCCGGCTTCTAGATGCAATTTAACTCTGCTTCCAGTTGTGCCTTTGGTAGAAGTATTAATATAAAGTTGATCAATTGCTCTTTGTAATACTGCTGTTTGATCTGTTCCATCACCTGTACCACCAAATGAACGAATACTAACAATATCATCTAATCTTTCTTGTAGTGTTCTTTTGATAGGTCCACTTACAGTAGCACCTGTTTGAAGTTCGCCTGCTTTATAGGTGTATTGGTCTGCAAGTGTGAATAGGTTGTCGTTCTCAGTAAGTACCTTAGTGTTACCTACTGCTGGCGATCCTTCTGATACTGCACCATTACCAATGTAAAGTTCTTGTGAATCTACTGCCCAGCCAAACTCACCACTTGCTAGTTGTGGTATCCCGGAACCTGTATTCTTACGTCCTCTACGTACTTGAATTTTTGATATTTGAACAACAGCCACTTGTTTACTCCTAAATTGTTAATAGTATTTATGCGAACTTATCGTAATACAAGTAGACCCTATCCCACCATTTAGACTCGCACTCTGCAAATTTTTCAGGTGTTAAATCAAACTGTTGATACTGTAGATCTCTGCTACACATAAACACATGGCCTTCACGTATATTAGTGCCGTAAACTTCATTATGTGCTAGTGCATATGCAACTAACTGTAAGTAATAATCTTCAACCCATTCTTCTTTCTTGGGTTTGTTAGTTTGCTTAAAATCCATAATTGCAGGCTGTCCTTTGTATTGTCCTACAAGGTCGGTAGTACCTGCATAAATTTGAGGGTGGTATAGATTAATTTCACTCCCCCATATTTCGTCTACATCTATCATAGCATTTTCTTTAATTTGTTCTGCCATCTTGTGTGCTTGTTGAGCAAACGGATTGCTTCCAGGAGTAGGCCATTCACCAAACTCAATGTAGTCTTCTAAATACTTGTGCATACGTGTGCCTACACCTGCGGCTTCGGTAACAATCTCTTGTGCTTTTGCTTCACCAACACGTTTCTTCCAGGCAATTAATCCTGACTTGTCTTTTGTTTTATCTAAGATCGTAGTAACACTTGCGACAGCATTGCCGTCTGGACAAGCATACAATCTCTTACCGTCTACTTGCTGTCGTTTGATTTCGCTATAAGAGTAGCGTTCTGTTATTAATGACAAAATTATTTCCTCGTTGTATATTCTATATCGTAAACTACTGTACGTCTAATAGTATCTGTAGGATAAACTCCATGCCATACTCTACCGTCTAAGGCTACTACACCTCCTGCAAGACTTTGATAATGTCCTGGCATTTGGAACCCATTTGGATAAGGCATAATACTAAAAAGCATTCCATTAAATTTATTCTTTTCATGTGGTATAACAGTGTCTAAATGAATGACTGCACTAAACGTAGTGTAATCTGGATCTCCTGTATGCACATGGAGTCCTTGATAACCTCCGTCAGTGTAAGCGATTGTCCAACCTCTAATACATTTAAAATCATACATACCACGGTGCAATAATTTAAATTCTAGATATTTAAAAAACTTATCTCGAGGTTCGTCAAATTCGGGCACACCATCTGGAATATCAATTTGTCTTCCAGAAACTGTTGTCGTAGTTTTACTATAATCAGAGCCAGAAACTTTTTCGAAGATAGTTTCAAACTCTTTATAGTTTGGATAATGTGTATGCAGGACAAATTGTTGTCCTAATGATTTATAATCGTCTTCCATTTGATACCTATACTTTCTTTATAGTATAGCGTATTTAGAAAGAAAAGTCAAGTAGTTATTGATTCATGGCATTAGCAGTTGCTGATTGAGCCATTTGATCAACTGCACCTGCTGAATCTTGTCCAGCGTCTGCTGGTTCTTCGCCACCTTTGAGTGTTATACCTTCTTGATCGAAGTTGTTAACTATGTCTTGGATTTGTGGATCTTGGTCGTAAACTGCTTTGAAAGTTTCTTGGGAGTATTCTTCGTTACCCATATTCTGCATATACTTGTTAATTTCATCCCAAGAAACTTTGAGTTTTTTGTTTTGGAGTAGTAAGTTTAAGATTTTCAGCAGATTGGGTGATGCTGATTCAATTACTTTTTTTTTGAATCGCCTAGTAATCTGCTCATGCGTCTTGAGCGTTCAATTGACTCACGTTTTTCTCTGCCGGCTTCTTCTTCACCGCCAGTTGCAGGAGCCGCCGCACCAAACTCATCTTCGCCTTCTGCAGGTGCTTCTGCCTCTGCCTCTGCGTCAACTGTTGGTTCCATTTCTGGCTCTTCTGCTGGAGCCTCGGCACCCATTGCTTCAGGTGCGCCTTCGCCTGTTAAGATGGCTACACCACCTGTTAGTGCGTCACGTGTTGTTTCTAATGTTGTGAATAGTTGTTCTAGTGCTGGCTTAACTGTTCCAATAAATTGTTCTGATTGTTCACTGCCCATTTCATCGCGAATCTTGTCGCCAATTTCAAGCATTGATTCTGTTTGCATTTCTGCTGTGTCTTCCATCCAGCCTGTAATTCTATCAACCATATCTTTAGCGGCCATAACCAATGTTGCCGCTTCTTCTGCGCCTTCTTTAACTGTAGTCGGAGTTGCATCTTCTTCGATGTCTGCTTCGATAATATTTGATCTTTCTTCAATAGCCTGATTAATTACTTTAAGGAACATATTTGTTTTTTGATACTCGTCGCCTTGGACTGCGTCAAATGATTCGTTTGTTTCAAATTCTTGTACTTTAGTACGTAGTTTGTTTCTAGCATCTTGTAATTGCTCTGTTGAAAAAGCATCGACGTTAATTGTTTCGCCAAATCGTTTCTCAAGGCTTTCATTAAGTGCCTTTGCTGTGATAGGTCTATTAAATTGTGCTACTCTCATTATATTCGTTCCTTTAACTATATTTATTTATCAAATAAGTAATTTTCGATCTGCTCTTTGACACGGTAGCATTCTTCTATTGCTATATCATATCGCATCTCAGCGGCATCTTTCCTAACTTCATCTTTGCTATGTTCAAATGTGTACTTATGAAATATAGCATCATTGTAGTATTTACTCAATTTATTGTCTAAATACTTAATCTTTTGTATGTTATCGTATTTATTCGTTGCAAGTGAATGAGATAGTGCTAAAGCGGTAGCAAGAGAGTGGGAATATTCGTGAAATTCCTTATCTGTTAAGTCAAAAATATGGTAACCGTGCTTGTTTTTGCGTACAATAGCATTTTTGATACGTATGCTATTACCTTTTTGCACAGGGACAGGATAACGAGTTACACCTTCTTCGATGATCTCGTTAAGAGATTTAATTATATCAAGGTTTGTAGTTTTCATTGGCGACCACTAATACACTTCCATTACGAACTATCTTACTTACTAATGCTTTACGAATCAGAGACTCAATTACGAAACGTTCTCTTTCTGTATATGCGTGTATAACTTTAATGTCACTGCCCATTTTGTCAAGCATATCACGTTCTTCGTTGCTCATCTGTATAGTAAATTTATTTAATAATTCGTTGATTTTCATAATATTACATTCCCGATAATTGTTTAAGGATCGGATCTAGATCTTTTTTATTATGAACTGTCTTAATTGGTTCGCCTGGTTTAGGCTTTGGATTTTTAAGGGTTACTTCAGCGCCTTTGACATCATCGATTTCAAATTCTTGCTCTTTACCTTGTGCGTCAGGCATTGGAAGTTTTGCACCCTTCTTTAAAACTGCTTGAGCCATTTGGGCTCCTGCTTTGTTTGCTACTGCTGTTGCGGCTTTTTGTGCAAGTTTTTGTCCTGCTGACTTAACTGCATTTCCAGCCATCTTGGCGGCACCTTTTACTGCGGCTTTACCCATTTGTGCGCCAACTCTTCCTGCTGTTTTTAATGCGGCACCAGCGGCTTTGCCAGCCACCTTAGCACCCATGGCTCCAACTTTTCCAAGTGCCATGCCAATTGCAGGTAAAATTTCATCTAGTTGTTCTTCAGAAAGATTAGGATATCGTTTTCTTGCTATTGCTTTTAAATCTTCTTCATTTAATTGAAAATCATTATATCTCATTAACGTTTCCTCTTTCTACTTCTAGTCTTAGGTTTAATATTCCTTAGATTACGTCTTCCTGATTTATTAATTCTAGTTAGACGTTGTGTACTTCCTCTTGCTCTTTTAGTTCTCGAGGACTTAACTTTCATCACACTCCCTTTACGTGCCTTAGCCTTCTTGATGTTAATCATACTTTTAATTCGTTTAGGAGCATTACAAGTTGCAGGTTTAGCAACAATGCGTCCTTTACGACTTCCAGAAGTACAACGATACTTACGTACCAGTTTGTTTCCTTTGCGCCCCATAATCTGGATTGCGCCTTCTGTTAAAAGTTCTGCTACTTTCATCTTTTCTTAATTGCCTTACGTTTTGCTGAGCCTCTACTACCGCCTGCTTTATTAAGAGTACGAACTCTAATACTTGTAGGATTAATACGTTTAGTTCTACGAGCCTTACGTGCCATCCTAGCACCTAGTCTTGCTCGTGTTTTCTTCATGCGTATCCTAGCCTTAATGTTCGGTGCCGCAAAGCACTGACCAACTTTAGAAACAATACGGCCTTTACGTTGTCCTGAGGTACAACGATACTTGCGGACAACTTTTTTGCCGCTTCTAGCCCAAATTTGTTTCTCGTCTAGAGGTAAGGTAATTTCTTCTACTAGCATAACACTAGTATTTAGCGTTTTAAAGTTTAGTTGAAGTTAATAAGAATGACTACAATAGTTGAAAGTAGTCCTGCAACAATAGTACCTGCGGCGCCAACTAGTACTTTGACCATGGCCTTGTTGCCGTGTTGTATGTCGGCATGGATATGTTCGACTTTTTCTTCGATCTTAGTAAGACGACCCTCTAAGACTTCATAGCGTTGAGCGCATAAATCCACGTGGGCTTCTAAATTTTCTTTTTCTAAGTTTGTGGCTTTTGCCATCTTGTTCTCTCCATTGCTGATGCTTATGCATCGTTTATCGTGCAAGGGGCCTATTTGTACCTATATGTGATGTAAAGTTGCCTATGTTCTTATGATAATATTTATGCTATTCAGTGTCTTCATTATCTGATAATATAAAAACTAAGTTAGTTAGTTCATTGTCTTTAGTTCTGAACATAGTATTATTTATTTCAACAGTCTCAGTTAAGTTAGGTATTACAGGAATTAAATCAAGATCGTTAATTAATGTTTTATGATCAATGCCTGCTACTGCTGTTTCTACTTCAAACTCAAATGTCCATACACTGTGCTTGCCTTTATATGCTGTTCCAAACCCTATACCTTCAACTGACTCTGTTGTAACTGTAGGGCTTACATCATAGTAAGGATTGAAACGCATACTCAAACAATTAAAGAAACTCATAAAGTTTGATTGTTGATTTACTTGTAACTTTTCAACGCAATTATGTTTGTGCTTTTTGGTTTCAGTGATGTCCAATAATGTCTTAACAATGATCTTCATACACTTACTTATGGTCATAAAAAAAGGGCCCAGTAAAAACTGAGCCCTTTAGTGTTAATACTAAAAAGTATTAGTCTTCGATAGTGATCACGCCTGTGATATCTACGTTAGCAAAGTACTCTTCAGCAGTTGTGCTTGGAGTGCCTGTACCTTGAAGTACGATTGTAACTGCCGCATCACCTACTGCACCTGACATTCCTGCGAATGTAAATGCGTCTGCGTTAGTTAAACTGTCTGCTAAAGATACACCTGCTGTTACGCCTTGAACAAAACCGTCAAGTGTTGCTTGTGTGTGGTTTCCACCATCGTTTAGATCAACAGTACAGATATGTGTTTTACCACCTAATCCGTTTCCTGCTCTTACTTTTCCGTTTACGTCTGTAATTCCAGCCATTTTATTTCTCCTATATGTTTTTCTCTGAGAATGTATTCTCTCTTAAATGGCAACTAAGTGTTACTCTACACTTGTTGTTACTATTATTTAGTCTTTTTTGGAATAATTACTTCTTATGCTGTTGTTTTGCACGTTTTTCGAGTGCTCTGAGCATAGAAACGAAGGCAGGACCGCCTTTTACTATATTATCTATAGTTACAATGGCTGGCAAATAGGCCTGTACAAATTGTTGTGGAATACTTTTACCATCCTTAGCAAGTTCAAGAAACTTCTTAGCAAGCATTAAATTCTTAGAGCCAACTAGGTATCTGTATAATGCTAAGTCTCTACCTGTAACAGTGATGTCAGGAACACTTACAGTTGGTTCTGGATCACTTACTTTGCTTGACTCTAGATCTTTTAATGCCGCAAGTTTTTCTAAGTATTCAATAATGTCACTTGAACGCAGTTTCGCTCTAGCCGCAAATAGTAAACGTGTTACTACTTGTTTCTTATCTGCTGTGCTTAACTTATTCAAGTTAAAAAGATATCTACGTATATCTTTGTAGTCTTGATTTGTAATAGACAATGCCGTTTCAATACGTGAAAATACTTGTTGATCATCAAGTGTAGATGCTTTGCCTGTTGATAGATTAGTCAAGTATCTATTAAAATTCATCAATGGTAGGGTTGTATTTTTTCTTCTAGCCATTGCTGACGCAGAGTCTTTTAACTTGTTAATAGCATCTTCATCGCCTGTAACAAAATAAGCAAAGTTATATAAGTCTGTGTTATATGCTCTGAAGTGTTTGTAGTTGTCTTTGTCAATAGTCTTTTTAGCATAACCATGCGCCGAGGGAGCAAACTGTGGGAACTGCCTAAGTAGTTGTAACACTAACATAGTCAGATACAAACGCTCGCAACAATCAGTATAGGATAGTACCCTTTGATTATCTGCATTGCGAGTCATTCTCGCTTCATGAAGTTCTGCTAAAAATTCCATTATGCGTAGTTGCTTCTCTCAGGACTGTCTGGATTACCGTACTTAGATAAGAACGCTTTTACCATACCATTTTGATCTTTTGCTTGTAGCAACATACCAAGTGTCTCACTATTCTGTACATCTTTAGTGAATGCACGTTTAACATCTGGTTTTACTTTGTCTGTAGTTAACAACATTTTGATAACGTTTGCTTGCATTGGATTTACCTTATGCTTTTTGCCATCATCTGTTGTAAGTTCTGTTATAGGATTAGGATTGCCTCTTGAGTCAAGTACCTTACCTACCTGTGTAATCATTGGTGTTTGTTTAAAGTCTGGATCAAGTCCAGCATTATCATCATCAGCGGCATCTGGACCGCCAAGACCTAAGTCTCTCATATCGTCGTCGATTTCGTGCATCTTCACGTCATCTAACATTTCTTTTAGTTTCATAGTTTGCTCCTATCTCATTTGTGCTCTGTTAGCCGCACTAAATCCTCTGCGGTTAACTAGTTTCATATCCCCTGTAGGATCTGACAGCACATAGCCTTCACCTCCGGGTTGACCGTTAATTGTTGCAACTACATCGCTATCCTGAGTATCAAGTTGCGAAATAATATTGTCTTTAACTTTCATAATGCCATTAACAGTATCCCATATAGCACTAAAAGTATTAACGTTTTCCTTAATATATTTAATCAAACGTTCTTGTTTAGGTTTACTTACCTTAGAGTTACTTAACCATTTAAGGAAGTCACGTCCTAAATTATCTAATCCTGTATCCACCTTGCTGTTTGTATATGTGTATAAGATGTTGCTGAAGTCAGAGACTTTCATCTGTGCGAGTTTATTTTTGTCAAGGAAACTGTCAATAGAACTTGCATTTTTATTAATGAGAGCCTCTAACTTGTTTAATGAAGTTTCGTCAACCTTAGGGGCTTCGGAAACTGTTACAGGTGGTATAACAAATAACTCGTTACCCTGAAACATATCAAATTCTTTTAAGGGTGACTCATTGCCATTTTCGTCTACTACTCTGTGAATTACAACACCAACTGAACTTTGTCCTATCCTCTTACCAATTTTGCTATCAGCCTTTACCATGTACTGTACAATTTGTGGCTTAAACATATAGACATCTTGTTCTTTGTTAGGTGTGTTAAAATAAAGCATATCTCCTTTGAAATATCCTCTAAAATCTTTAGGTGTCGCCTTCTCCATTACAGAGTAAGCCTTTTTCATATTTGCCGCTAATGCTTTAAACCCATCTGGATTCTTCTGTGCGCCTGGTCTTGCAAGGAACATCTTTTCTACTGCTTCAGGACTTTTGTTTTTTCCATCGTATCCTTTTGCTCCGAATCCGCCTTTGTCGGTAAGCATAAACTTTCCATCTTCATCGCGACCAAAAATGACTGCGGGAGATCCATCCCATTTGATAGTAACTTTTCCTTGTCCACCACTTGCTAACTCCTTCAATTGTCCTAATGCACGTTTTGCACCTGCACTACCTTGAAAGAATACTAAATCTTCTGCGTGTTGAATACGTGCTTCTGCTTCTTTAATATTTTGTTTCGACTCTTCTACTTTAGTTCTTTGTTTTGATAAGTTAAAAATGTCAATACCTTTGTCTCTATTAATAGGACGTTTTGTTTTATCATTTGCTATCCAAGTTTTTGAACCTGCATCATATGTATATGTTGCGCCATCTTGTGCATTAACAAATGCACTACCGCCCCTAACTTCTTCAGGACCTAAAATTTTCTTTGTACTAAATTGCTTTGGCTTTGCGGCAGTCTGTGTTGGCTCTCCAGGACCAGTTTGTGGCTCTGAAGTTTTTTTAGGGTTTACTTCTGCTTTCGCGTCACCGTCGCCCTTAACTAACCCTTTTACGTCTTTACCAATTTGTCCAATGCTCTTAAGAATGGCTCCAGCATTAGGAGCGGCTTTATTTCCTGCTCCAGTCTTTGCAAACTTCTGTCCTGATTTCCATGCATCCTTAGTCTTAGACCAAAGACCTGGTTTCTTATCAGGATTGGTCAACTGCTGAGTAAACGTTTTTTGTTTAGGTGCCGGAGCAACAGGAGCCTCTGTTTTAAAATCTTTAAATCTCATTTAATCTATCCATTGTATTTCTAAACCATTCACCCGGCTCATATTGTACAGCCTCTGGCAACTTCAATCCATCTTTTTCAAAGTATTTCATTGCATCATCTACCATTGCTTTGTAATTAGGATCGCTCTTAATTTTAGCAACAATAGTTTCAACACTATCCAAGTCCGGACCTTTAGCAGTATCACCTAAGAGATACTGTGCAATCTCGTCTGGATTTTTTGTAATTGTTTTATTTGTAATTCTATCTACTAGTCCTGTCTGACTGTTAAACTTATATCCATGAAACTTAGCAATACTAGAAATAAGAACTGCTCTATGCATACCTTTGTAAGGTGTGTTGTCCCCAGACCCTTTCATAGCAAACTTCATAAACTCTGGCTCACCAAACATTAAGTCTAATTGAGCAAAGCCATTCTTCTCATCACCTTTGATAGGAGTTCTAAAATGAACGTTAATTCCTGTTTTGGCTACCCATAATCTTGGATCATCGTTTGGGTGAGTTTTCTTAACCCAGGATACTAATTTTGCTTCAATGTCTTGTTTTGTATATTTGTCTTTGTCAACAGCAATATCCATATCACCGCTTGTGCTACGAATACCTGTTGATCCTAATTTATTATTAACAAGGTCTAGACCAAGAATCTTTTCAGCCCACTGTAATGTAGGATCGACATCTGCTTGATTAATTCGACCAGTTAGTGGCTTTTGTGATTCAGGATCTTTAAAAACATTACCGCCTTCTTTTAGTAACATTAACTTCCCCTTTTACTTTCTTGCACTTTTTGAACTCCACGTCTAAATTTTTTAGAGTCACCTGTTCTAATGCTGTTCAAAAATCTACGCTCTAGGTCTAATGCCTCTTCTTCAGTATATGTATCTCGCATTCTAGCGATTAGATTAACTGCACTTTCAATAATATTTGTGCCAGTTGTGGCGATCAGAGAATCATTATCTCTTGCTCGATGAAGATTGTTTAATTCTTCTAGAATTGATCTAGTTCGTTTTTTCATAATACAGTTTCCTTACTACTATTTATGGCTTTTACAAATAAAATTGTTTGAAGACGGAGCCTAGTTAAACACTATAGCACAACTCATACTGTAATGCAAACATTATTTGTTCAAATTATAATAAATATTCACATAACCAGGAGGGCAAAATGGGTACATTTAACAATAAAATTATGGCTGAATTCAATCCGCCTAAGAAATGGGTTCTAGGGCGCGAATTATCGTATGATTGTCCTGAATTATCTAAAGATGAAGTCAAAGCATTAACTAACGTTGGCGTTAAAATGAAAGGTACAAAAATAACTGTACCTGTAGGGTTTGTAACAGATCTAGCATCAGTTCCAAGAGCCATGTGGTGGTTGATTGCACCTTTCGACGTAGCAAGGGCGGCAATCATTCATGACTTACTGTATAAAACTATTAGACAGTATCGTTGGAAAATGAAAGACAAGCAAGACAATGATTTAGTCAAAGCGGCTAAGATAGCATCTGATTTAGTATTCTATCACGGTATGAATGATGCCGAGCCAGCAATTCCTAAGTGGAAGAAATATTCTGCTTGGAAGGCAGTAGATTTGTTTGGTAATGGATCAATAGTTCCAAACGAAGACAACATTTAAATCTTACGTATGCGGTTGTTATACTCGATCGCTTCTTTAATTATAGACAGGTCAACATTATCTCGTTGACCTGTTTGCACGATTGCTGAAGTATCTTTAGGAAAACAATGCCCGCCAAATCCTCGTTCTTCTGTAACTTGTGTATGGCTTTCTGTAATACGAGAATCCATTCCTGTATAGTGTGCTACTGCTTCATATTCAATACCAAGTGCTTCGCATAGATCATATACTTGATTAAAGAATGCAACCTTAGTTGCTAAAAAACTATTACGCATATACTTTGCAAGAATAAGTTCTTTTGGATCTGCAATTTCAATATCTTTAGAAAAAACCTTACCCCAAAAACTACATGAGGTACCTCCGATGAGAATAAGTTCTGCATCTTGCAAATCCTGTACTGCTGAACTAGCACGTAGAAACTCCGGACTAAAGTTTAGCATCCGATTAGGAAATGTATCTATTAGCATATCCCATCCTTCAACTGAAATTGTACTTTTAATTAAGATAGGTACGTCTGGTGCTCTTTCTATAACATCATACACATTGTCCATGTGACACGAACCATCTTCTCGTGGCGGTGTTGAAACACAAACAATAACTGCATCTGTGTCTTGCGGAATTGGTTTATTGTATTCTGGCCAAGCAGGATCTACAATAGTAATGTCATGCTTGTCTTTTAATACTTCTCGATGTGCTTTGCCTACAAAGCCATAGCCTGCTATCGTTATCTTCATAAAATTATTTAAGAAAAGAATAGGCCCCGAAGGGCCTATTCTGGTTTTACTTCTCTGCTGGGAAGTTATAAGCAGGATTACCGTAGTATGGTGGACGATAAACATCACGACCGTCACCTTGTGCGTTAACGTGTCCTGAAGTGTTGCCGTTGCCAGCAAAGTCACCTGCGGTGCGACCTTTACCTGAGAAACTCATAGTGAATGTTGCTTCACCTTCTGCGTTGCCGTTGCCTACTACTTCTCCGTTTGCGTTACCAGCACCATTGCCCATTGTCTGGCCTTCATTAAAGAAAGCGAATGCTGTTGTTGCGTTTAATACTAATGCTAATGCGATAATTTTTTTCATTTTAAATTTC